CTTCGGTAAGACTTCGCGCAACATAGGCAGAGAAAGGGAATCGGATGCCGAAGATAGGTCGATTGTCGAAAAAGACCCATCTAGACTACCGATACGAGCAAGTTCTCTGTTCTTATCTGGTTGACGCTCTAAGGAGATTCCGAAGAAGCTCTCTAGACGTCGTTCCAGGATAGCACCTAGCCCTAACTGAAAATACATATTCAGGTTTGGTTCGATTGCTATCAAACGAGAGATGTCGTCACTTTTCGGGACGAAGTGGAGTTGGCTACCCTCAACTATCTGGCAGTCCCCATAATGGTTAGCGCGGAATTCCTCCGCAGCGAACCACGACGGGTCGCTGGATAGATAGTCGCTGTACAAACTGTACAGACCAGAGGAAGTAACAGAGAGTGGAGAGTCGAATAACTTCGTATAGAAGTCATTTCCTCGTGCCAATCTCGATGCACCTGGTCCAGTCCTACCAGCATCAAGGATCTGATGTTGGTTCTGGATCAAGGGCATCCCCTCAGGATAGAAGAAGTTATATAGGGTGCTTTTCAGCTCCCCTACTAAAACTTCATCCCGAGAGTCGTTACAGGATAAGACCCAATCTCTGCAAGCCTCATTAACTTGCAAGAACTTGGCAAATGCGCGATCATCAGCCTCAGGGTGGACTTTTCTACAAACTTTTTGTAGAAAGCCTTATCCAAAGCGGATGCAGCGAACTGCCTCGGGGTCATCCCTGGCCAAGGCTCACCTGGTTGGTAGCCAGGAACAGCCGAAGCCAGATCCTCTTGTAGAGCTTGATAAAGAACGTGAGAGCAAATGCCCATCATGATTCTCCCTCAGGTTAATGTAACTTACCAGATCTGAGCCTCGATAGGTACTACGTACCCATCGTACGTTGTTTCATCATGTGCTGGCTTGACCTCTTCCTCAGGTCCAATGGACCCTTCGGTTGAGACCTTCCAAGCATACGATGCACACCCTGTAAGAATAAACAGGGCTAACAACACGGCTAAGATGACATAGACGTCACCATGGGAGTCAACTACTTTACGTAGTAACTCCTTAGCGAGTCGCAGTCGGGAAGAGTTAAAGAACTCCATCGATCTGCGAGTCTCCCACACCAGAACTTTGGTCTGAGAGAGCGCCTATGTGGCAAGACAACATTGCCCGTACCGATGCCGCGTCGTTGACA